GTCTTAAGTTGCATAATAGCCATTTTTATGTCGTTAGGTTCCATTATAAGAAACTTAGAACAAGATTGAGCGCCTTCATTTAACATTGCAAGTTCATTGCTGATGCTTGGAAAAAGTTCAATTCGTTTATCATCTTTTGTCAATTCATTGAAGGAAATGTCATTACGTTTCAACATTTTTATAAATGCCTTCTTTTGTTCTCGAATATCACCCTCATATCCAAACCAGTCCAAAACCGGTGGGGACAGATGTACCCACCGGTGCCCAACCACTACTTGCCAAAAGTAGTCAAACATGGTCATATTTAACTTAAACTTGGTTATTTCAATAAACTTCATTATATCAAGTAGTTGAAAGCTCTTGTCCAAAGCTTTACGTATTTTAGGGTTATTTGAACCATTTTCGGTATCAATAGTAACTCCCAAAAAGTTAGTTTTTACAAGGTGAGACATATCTTTATTTTCATCTTCAGAATCGATAAAAAATTCATTTTTTGTTTGGTCTTGTCGAACCTTTCCCAAAATAGTATAGATTGTGGGTCTTGAGACCTTAAATTGTTGAGATATCTTAGATACTGGTATTCCTTTTTCATGTAATAAAAATATTTCTTGCCGATCCTTTTCTGATAATCTAGATTTAACATCTTTACGTTCCATTTATTATCTGACAAAAATAATTTAAAAGCAAAGTGATTATAAAGAAAAATGTCAAGTAATCTGAATCCAACTAAATTTCTGGTTTTTTAAATTTTTTGGATCATCAAAAATTTCCCATTTTTTATTTTATGGTTAGTGTCACCATCAACTTCCAAGAAAGTGGTTACTACCCACTAGCCAATTTTATGCTTATTACAAGCATAAAATTGAAAACTTGAAATTTTTCCCACTACCAACCTAGGATTTGAAAAAGTACCTAGTGCCAATTGACATATTTTGGACTATGCTACCGTCATTTGAGTTGACCCACTCATATCGAGTCAAATTTACAGGGGTAACTTGTTATTCAGATATCCTTGAAGACTGTATGTGTTGACGCCTAAAAGAACCATAAATATGAAACCCAAGAAAATGTTGCCAAAAATAAAGTCTCGAGAACCTTTAAAAATTGGAATCATAATTATGATCACCAAGAAAGCTATAACCAAATAATTTTTCTTCAAGTCAAACTTGTCGAATGGAGATGGTGGTTTTGGACCAGGACCTGGAACTGGTGCGGGTGGACCTGGAACTGGTGGAACTGGAGTTGGTTTAGGTGGAACTGGAGTTGGTTTAGGTGGAGTTGGTGTGGGCATAGGTGGGACAGGTTTTGGAGCTGGCGCAGGACCTGGTCCTGGTCCTGGGGTTGGTGGTGTTGGAATAGGAGGTTGTGGTGGGGGAACTGGAGTTGGTGGTGTCGGTTGTGGGGGGGTAGGCATTGGAGGAGTTGGAGTCGGTTGTGGTGGTGGTGGTGGTGGTGGTTTTGGAGGTTCAGGTTTGAACACACAATTGACATCGTTTTTTATGTTATCTATGGTTACATCTCTATCTTTGATAATGTTATAGATGACATCGCAGAAGTTGGACGGGCAAGTTGGGTTTTCCACTTCGGTTGTCTGAAGATATGACTGTGGGTTAGCACAAGGCGTGAACCAACAACCATCATTGATAACTTTTCCAACTTTAAGGCTGCGATATACCTCATTTTGAGCTCGATTGACACATTTGCAGTCTGGTGTATTGTTGACCGCGCAATAATTTTGAACAACAGTGTCTTGCACACCTTTAGATTGTTGGTTAAACCAACCACGACACAGTTCTCCATCTTTTCCGGTCGATTTTAACCTGGAACATTTAGTCATGTTTTTTCCGGTATCTGGGTCAATAACACACGTGTCTGAAGATTGTTGGCAATAGTTGGCTACAATAGCATTAAAGTCGCCAGTAGTTCCAAATTTTTGTTTGAAACTGTCAATCTGATCCAATGTGTTAATTTTGTTTACGTCAAATATACATTGAAGATTGGGTCCTTTACCATTCCAGGTAACGTGTGACAACGGGTCGCGTTTGTGAGAGTCCACCCCAATAGCACACTCTTCGGAATTTGGTTTGGCACAATGCAACTTGTCGGGGCAAAATGGTAGACAACAATTTTCAAAACCAAAATTCCAATCGTCTTTCAGGTCGGTTTGACCACATGCACGTTTGGTTGTTGTCCAAAAACAAAGACCACATCCACATGGTTGACCTGTATCATATTGTGTTTTAGTCGATTTTTGTACGGTGAATCCGTTTACAGTTGAAGTCATTTATTATCTGGCCATTTAACTCTTCTCTTCTGGTCAAATTGCAAAAATATAATGGTCAGAAGACCAAAATGCTAAGTTTTTATGTTCACAATAACTATAAAATTTCTCCGCCGTTATCACTCACCATTGTCACTTTGTTCTTCCTCACCATTGTCACTTTGTTCTTCCTCACCATTGTCACTTTGTACGATGATGTCAATTTTTTCAAATATTAATGGTGGAATATCTTCAATCTCGAATATACTAAACTCTTTTATATTTTTCTGTGTACAAAGCAGGTTAACAGCATAATCAAGAATGTATTTTGACAACAAAAGTTTTGGTATATTGGCGCGATTAATGTCATATTTTAAATTTTAGACTTCATTGATTTGCATTGTTCTTCAAAAAATAAATTTAATTCGTCAAGGTTCTTAATCTCAATAAACTTGCATGAATCGTGTTGTAGAAATTTGTTTCTTTTTGTTTCTGATTTAGGATAGGATACTGACATGAGTTGTGTTGCTAAGTCGTAAATTTGACTTTTGGTGTATTTTTGCAACATGCGCAAAAATGGATAAGTTCTTATTGAGTTATCTTCTATTTCTAAAGATTTTTTATATGATTCGTCTAGCCAAAGAGAAACAACGTCATCGTCAACTTTTTTGATTTTTTTAAGCTCCAACCAAGTATAAAAGTCGGTATTCTGATCTGAAATTTTTTCGTGTTTGTGCTTTTATGCTTATTGTAAGCATAATTCAACTCTCTATTATAAAGGTTATAATAGTCTTTAAATCCAAAATTATAAACGGACCCAACATGTATGACATTGAACCAGTACAGATTGATACAACGGCAAAAATGGGTAATGTTATCGGTGCAACCAAACTTATGGCGCAAGCCGAGACTATTAATGTTCCTTTGATCAATTTTCCGACGCACTTACGCCATTTTTTATCTTGTTTTGTGACCATCTTGATTTTTATTTTATGGTCAAAAAATAACCATAAAATTCAATTTTCTACTTTGTGGTTTTAAGCTTCAACTTATCCTTGCTTGGTTTATCTGTGAGTGCAACTTGACGTAGACCATTAATAATTTCTTGCGTTGCTAAATCAACATTTTTTACACCGGCGTTCACAAGGATATTTTGAACCTTTTTTTCCTTTTCTTTTTTTGAAACATTTTTCCTAACACTGGTTGCTTCCACCAACAGCGTAACATGTTTATTGTTGTGCTTAAAAATAACCCCATCTTGATTATGATTTTTCAAATAAGAGATGATGCGATTTTTGGTGTCTTCTTCACCCTTTTTGCATTCTTTTATTTTGTCTCGATAATACATGAGTTGTTTACATTCGTCTTCTAGAGTCATATTTATTAACTCTTTTATGCCTTTCAAGCATAAAAAGGTATGCCTTTAAATTTTTGGGTCCTTTGGGCCCATTAGTAGCCGATGCCCGACGGGCATCGTTTTTGATCATAATTATTATACAGAATATACACGGTCTTTACATATCATATTTTAAGACTTTAGCTTTGACCCACGGTCAAAGGGCTTATCAAAAGGATTAACTACGTATCTAATTTTAATGCTTTTTAGAGCATTAAAATTTTATCATATAAACTAATGGTCTGAATCATCCTCCAAATTCAATTGGTCGATGGGAATAAGGTTGTTATCAGCAAATACACTCGATAACAATCCATTTAAAGGATTATGTTCTCCATCGGCGAATAAAGTTCCAATTTTACCAACTAGTCCCATAAATTGAATCATGTTAAAATTGTTGATATCGATATCTTCAACCGCATCAATCAATACAAGAGTTTGAGAATGGTCTTCTGAACCATTAGACACCAACAAATTTCGGGCTTTTTGACATGCCACTTTGACTACAATAGAAATGTCCAAGTTTTGTTTTTGAAAGTCGCTAAACAGATCTTTGGCAATCGCCATTTGTTCTTCTCGAGTCAGATCGGGAGAAAAACGCGCCTTTAAATTTTTAAAAATTTTGTCAATATAAACTTCTTCTGGACCTTTATTTGTGTTGTTCAAAATATTCCAAATGTGGTTCAAATGATCCTTAATAACATCTTGGTCTCCTTCTTCGGCTTCTTGAAATGTTTTTTGAATATTAAAGGCAAATGAACCACTCGCTGCAACATATGAAATATTTGGGTCATTTAAACCATCAAAATTTCCTTCATTCAAAACTTCAGTGTTATTGTCAAAAAAGACCTTAAACCCTTTGATAAGTTTCAAGTATGCTTTAACCTTTGTTTCATCAATTCGATTTACAATGGCGTGATAATCCATAAAATTTTGATTATTTGTTACAGAGGATAAATCATCCATAAAATTTTTAATTGAATCAATCAATTCAGTATCAACTTCGACAGACTCTTCCTCAGAATTCACGGCAGTTGGCTGGTTCTCTGTCTCAGTCAATGCTTCATGATTATTTTCAACCATTTTGTTATCCATTTTATACATTGGATTAATTCTTACAAGATATCTTTTTTGAAATTTTTACGGTGGAATTAAACCAAAACAACCACATCTTGTAAAATAAAATTTTAATGGTTCCTTTGGGTTTAAGGCAAATTGGGTTAAATACACGGTTGATTTAACAATAAATAAACATGCAACAATTGATATTACCGCTCGCACTACTACTAATCGTGGTTCTGTTTTATGTTCTCAGACCCGTTAGGGCAAAAGTCAATATTTTAAAGGATCTAACAACCTTAAAAACTCATACCGTCAACATGCTAAATAAAGTTCTCAAAGTGGACACAACCAAGCTTATTGATTTTCATATACCGGATGTTCATTGTGATGGTATAATTGACCGTATTTTATCACCAGACGAATTGGTCAAGTTGAGCCATGATAATTTAACTTTGTACAATAAACTGATTGCGTGTGGTTACACTCGAACAGTCGGTTTACTTCATGGTTTTGCACTTTGGTCCTCAATGTCCAAAACAAAAGACATGAAAAGTTTTCAATACTTTGTGGATTGTATTAACCATATTGAATGGAAAGATCCAACATTATTCATAGACTTTCATTCAATCAAATCCAAAATTGGAAAATGTGTCGTTTAA